ATCCAGAATTTCGGACTGACCTTCGAGTAGTCGCGCATGGCCTATTTCTCCGCCATGCCAGCAATGCGGCCGGCCAGACCAAACACGGTGCGCACATGCTTCCAGACTCGGTCCTTGAGGCGCTGAACCTCCCGCTGCTCGACGCGGCCATCAGCGAAGATGGCATTCACCTCGCGGCCAATGTCACCGTTCGTCTCCCACGTCTGCGCCATCAGCTCGATCACATCAGCGTCAGCGCAGTTCTCAGGCGTGGGCAGTTCGATCACGACCAGGCCAAGCTCGCGCGCCCACGCTTCGAGAATCCGGCGGTCGCCAGTGATCTCCGTCATGCGCACCGCTTCGACGAGAGTCAGGTGATTGCGGTTGTCGGGGCCGCGGTTGAGCACCACCTTATTGCGCAGCAGCGCGCCGGAAGAAAGGCCCATGCGCAGCGCGAGCGCGTCAGTGCCGCCGTGCTGGTAGTCGTGCGCAACTGCGTGCGCCGCGTCGGTTGTATTCAAGATTGCTCCGAGCGTATGTGGTGCAGTGCAGCGCCGGTCTTTACAGTCCGATGCAACACCAATAAAAAAGCGGGGAACCTACTCATGCGGACAGCCACGCAGCCATCGGGACGGCGTCTACTCGCCATCATCCAGCCCTATTCCCGCCATCCGGTCGAGCCGCGCGCGATGTAATCTGGCCAGACGGTCGCGGCCGTGCACGTGGATCATGATCAGATCGCGCATGTACTCGGAGATGCTCAATCCTTCGACCGTCGCAAGCCGACTGAACTCGTCCTTCGTGTCGTCGTCGACGATCGTCTTGATCTCGGCCGTGAGCTTGCCGAGCGTGCCGCTGGTGCGTCCTCGTGCCATTGCCTCACCTATCTGTTTGTCGTTCACTTGAAGTGCCCCCGGTGGAGCATGTGTGTCGTTTGCCGGGCGCCTTCGTGGACGCTCTCGGATAGCGCTGCTGGTCAGGCGGCGGCTTGTTCGGCTTCTGCGGGGGCGTACTTCGCTCGCTCTGCGTGCACGCGCTGGATCGCGAGCAGAGCGGTCGACGAACAGTTCTTGCCGTTGAGGATGCGATTGACGGTCGGCTGAGAAATGCCGAGCAGCTTCGATAGTGCGATTTCGCCGAGCTTCGTCGTCGTTTTGATCTCGGTCAGCAGCTCCGAAGGGGTGCGCGTATCCATGTCGATTTCCGTAAGTTATTCACCTATACAGAAGTCTATACGACGATGAATAGATCCGTCAATGCGGGAATGGATAGGAACTTGCCGGCCCATTATTCAGTTGCGTATATTCCAGCCATGGATATTGCGACGCGCCTCGACGAGGCAATGAAGACTAGGGGATTCGAAAGCCAAAGCGCGCTTGCTCGCGCTTCTGGCGTTCCTCAGCCAACAATCAATCGGATATTGAAGGGAGTCACGCCGAACCCGGACCTGCAGAACGTCAGGAAATTGGCCCAAGCCTTATCGGTCAACGTTGAGTGGCTGACAGATGGCGCGGGCCCGGGACCCAATTCACCGAAAAGTGCGCACAAAGTACCTCTTTCCCAGGAACTGGGAAACGTTGCCGTCTGGGACAATCCGGAGGACTTGGAGCCGGACGACGAACGAATCTGGATCGACCGCTTCGATTATCACTTTTCGGCGGGGGATGGCTTGATCCAGTGGGAAGTTCGTGAAAAGCGAGCGCTGCCCTTCAATTCAGCGTTTTTCAAGGCGAAGGGCGTCAATCCGAAGGATTGCAAGCTCCTCATATCGCGCGGCGACAGCATGGAACCGTACCTGTATGACCGTAATGTGTTCATGGTGAACACGGCCGCGACCAGCATCCGCGACGGTGAGCGGTACGCGATTTACTTCAATGATGAGCCGCTCGTGAAGCAGGTATTCAAGCAGGCCGGCGGCGGCTTGGTCCTGCATTCATACAATCCGGCCTATCCAGACAAGATCGTTGCGCCTGAGCTGCTGCAGTTCGTGCACATCGTTGGCGAAGTGATTTACCGGTCGGGATGAGAGACCATGCTCAAAAAAATAGCCGTTGGCATCGTGACCGCGGCAGCCATGTCATGCGCTTCGGCTGCAAATTGGCAGCCGTTTTTCGCAGGAAACGATGGGTCGACCTCTTATGTCGAGGCAGCATCGCTGGCGACCCGAAGCGGCTTTGCCCGTGTCTGGACCTATATCACCTACCCAACCCAACAATACGAACCGTCCTTCGGGTTTTTTTCTTCGCTAAGACAGCAGTTTCTAGTGGACTGCAAAAATCGGCAGTTTTCCCTCCTTCAAGCCCAGTCTTTTAGCGGCCCGGAACTGAGGGGCGCCCAGTCTGGCCAGTTGATGAACACCGATGCTCAGGCGAGAGCGTTTCTCACTGACCCAGCACCCGGCAGCATGGGGGAGTCAGTCGTTAGTCTTGCCTGCGCGCGATAGTCCATCTTCTGCTGTGCGATTTACCGGTCTGGGGCGCCGGGTTGTGCCTAAAGATATCCAAAAACAATCGAAGAGACCATGAAACGAATAGCGATTTTCGCACTGCCGGCACTCCTTACCGGCTGCATGACCTGGGGTGGTTTTCAACAAAACTTGGGGACGCTTATCGGCGAGCCTCTAGACGTTGCAATCAATAGGCTCGGCTACCCCAATGCCGAGCGTCAAATCGCTGGCCACCACGTCTATGTATGGTCCTCCAACTCTACCGGCGTAATCGCGATGCCCCAGACGACGTATGGCACTGCGACTGCCTTTAACCGATTCGGCACCGCCCACGTGGTCGGAAATACGACCTCCTTTGTACCAATGGCAGTCGGGTATAACTGCGAAATCGACTTGGAGGTTGATACGGCCGATCGGATCAGGTCGTACCAGTACAACGGCAATATCGGGGGATGCAGAGGCTACAACCGGAGACTATCCCAATAGTCAAGCCGGGACGCTCCCGACCAACGCCTCCCTACGGGAGGCTTTTTTTCGTCAAATTCTATTCATTGATGTATTGACACATCTATTCACTGTCGTATAATTCATCTCAACAACACGACACGAGGTGACCAGATGCTCTACACCGATTTCGACCGCCTGCGCAGCGCGCGCCACGCTTCGAACTACATCCTCCGGTTCGTTTCGCACTTCGACCAGTACGTCAACTCGCGCCTTGTGCGCTCGGTTGGCTATGACCAGATCGTGTGGTGCTGACATGAACATGATCGACAGCAAGCAGGTAATGGCGATGGCTGAGTACGAGATCGACCGCGCCAAGGCCAAGCTCGACAACGCGATTGATAGCGAGGAGTCGAGGGACGAAATGATAGCCGCGCGCACGCAAGAGCTGATCGTCAAGCGCATGGCAGAAATGTCTCCCACCGACATCGTGTGCGGCCTCCAGAGCATCACAGAAGCCGCTGCTAGCGTCATGCGGGCTCACGTGCTGGCCGGTGACATGGCCGTCGTCGGCGTCATGGCCCGCGCGCTGATTCACATGTTCATCGAGCAGGACAGCGAGGTCATAGCGATGGAATGGATGGCAAAGATTGATCGTGAACTTGCTTCGTGGGAGCACTGAAATGGAACGCGACGAATTTATCAACGCGACTGGCGGCCCTGCTTTCCCGTCGACCATAGAAGAGAACAAGCCGGGATTCATCTACTTGGGCATGACGCTCCGGGACTACTTCGCGGCGAAGGCGATGCAGGGAATGCTGTCCCAAGAGTGGAAACCTTCTGATTTCACCGGGGCAAACGATGCGGCCGCAGACGCATACGCGATCGCCGACACCATGCTCGCCGCCCGAGGTGCCGCATGAAGCCCACCGAGCGCGACCTGCGCAGCATCGACCAGGCATACGGCTTTCTCGCCGGCCTTGCCGCGATGGGTGCCGTCACCGTGATCCTGCTTCTGCTTTCTGCGAGACCGACATGCTAAAGAACCTCGACCTCCGCCACATCAAAACGAACGTGCGCCTCTCACGCGCTGAACTGGTGGACTCGCAATACCAGGCGCTGTGTGCGCGCACCGAGAGGCGTCAGCGGGCGGCTAAGGCAGCGCTGGCTGGGCGTGGTGTGCAGCCGCGCGTCGTCATCGGAAGCGGCTGGGTGCCGTCGTACATCGCGAATCACTTCCACCATTGCGCCGTGCGAGGTCTGGTGTGATGCGCCGCCTATCCGCCTACCTCGACCAGCGCCCTTTCCTCGCGATGCTTCTCGGCTCGCTCGTCGCGTTCCTGATTCTCTACTTCAAACGGAGTTCTCTGTGAGCAATGCTATCACCGTTGTAACCAACGAAATCTACGGCGTGCGAGAGCACTTTGAGCGCGTGACCGTAGACCGTTCGATCAGCTTCGAGCGCGAAGCCGGATTCGCCGTGCAGATCCTGCAGAACAACTCGTATCTGCTGGGCGTCGCGGAGAAAGACCGCGCGTCGATGATCGCCGCGGTGACGAACGTTTCCGCTATCGGCATCAGCCTGAACCCAGCGAAGAAGCAAGCCTACCTCGTGCCGCGCGGCGGCAAGGTCTGCCTCGATATCAGCTACATGGGCCTGCTCGATCTCGCGATCGCTTCTGGCTCCATCCAGTGGGGCCAAGCCGAGGTCGTGTGCGAGGAAGATACGTTCACGCTGCGCGGGTTCGACAAGGCGCCCCTGCATGACTTCGCACCATTCAGCAAGACGCGCGGCGCGGTCGTCGGCGTCTATGTGGTCGTCAAGACGGCATCCGGTGACTATCTGACCGACACGATGACGATTGCCGAAGTGCTGGCCATCAAGGCGCGTTCCGAGACTGGCAAGAAAGACACTGGGCCGTGGAAAACCGACTTCAACGAAATGGCGAAAAAGACGGTCATCAAGCGCGCCTACAAGACGTGGCCCAAGACCGAGCGCCTCGATACGGCCATTCACCATCTGAACACCGAAGGCGGCGAAGGCATCAATTTCGGCAACGAGCGCCCGAACGTGTGTGATCCGGACGTGCTGAAAGCTTGGATCGACAAGGCAAAAGCCGCGCGCACACCGGAAGCGCTCACGAAGGTCTGGCAGGAAGGCGTTTCGGCAATCCGTCCGACGAAGGACATGCAGGCATACGAGATGTTCAAGCAGACCGTTGCCGTGCGCGGCGATGAAATCAAGAAACGGATGGACCAGAAGAACAGCGCACAGGACGTGACGCCGAATGAGCCCGCCCGCGATCCGGGTGCTGACGCCGATTTCGAAGCTGATTTTCAGGCTCAAATCGCAAAGGAGCAGCAATCGTGATCCTCATTCAATGCCAGCAAGGTACTCAGGAATGGCATGCCGCGCGCGCCGGGGTAATCACCGCAAGCAAGTTCGGCGATGCCGTTGACCTGACGAAGAAAGGCGAGCGCACAGCTAAATCGAACCTCTACGCGGCTCAAGTTGCCATCGAGCGTATCAGTCATCAGCCCAGCGACGAAGGCTTCACGACGTGGCAAATGAAGCGCGGTACCGAACTGGAGCCGGCCGCGCGCATGGAGTACGAGGCACTGACCGGCAATTTCGCTACTGAATCCGGCGTGGTGCTGACTGATGACAAGCTGTTCGGCTACTCCACAGACGGCTTTGTTGGCGATGACGGGTTGATCGAGATCAAGTCGCTGGCGAGCGCAGAGAAGATCGTCGCCATGTGGCGCGACGGCGACATGTCCGACTACATGCACCAGATCCAGGGCGGTCTGTGGATCACCGGGCGCAGCTGGGCCGACTTTGTCATGTACTGCCCGCAGCTCGAAGTGATCGGCAAGCAGATTTTCTATCGGCGCGTCGAGCGCGACGAAGCGTTCATCGAGAAGCTGGAGAAAGACCTCATCGAGTTCGAACACTTCGTCAGCGAGACAGAGGCGATTCTGCGGAGGCAGGCCGCATGACTGCCACAAATGACCTGTGGCGCCTCGTCACGAAGATCCGCAACACCGATCTTTCCCCCGTCGATCGCGAGCTTCTACGGCCCGCTTTTGCAGCCCTGGACGGCGGTCAGGTGATCGCCATTCCCGACCGCGTCGTTGCGCGCATCCGCGATATTGCGGCGCGTCAGCCGAAGCAGTAACCGCCTCATTCCACTCAGGAGAAAACATGCTTTCAATCGAACGCAAGCTGGTCCGCATCAAAAAAGTAACCGGCGTCGAAGAATTTAAAGGCGACAAGCGCGACTACGGCTGCAGCGTGCGCATCGAATGGCTCGCCGACAACACGGTGCTCGACTTCTTCGACAAGGATCTGCGCACGGCTTTCTACGAGCGCGACACCGGTAAGGCCGGCGCGAATGCAGAAGGCCAGGGCGAACTGTCGCTGCCGCGCGCCGACGTCGAACTGACGAAGCGCCGGTGCATCCACGTCGAGACGCCCTTGCGCCTTAAGAAGGAACTGGACGGATACACGATCGTGTTTCACCGCGGCGCGACTGAGAAGTCCGATATCACGCTCGGCGAAGTACACCTTGACGACTTCGCGGTCGATCCGCACGACGGCGGCTCTGTGCTGATGGGCTGCAAGGCATACATGAAGCCGCCGGTCGAGCAGCGCGGCTACATCGACCACATGGCACAGACCGAGATCGAGATCACGCTGACGCCGCCAGAGGCAAAGCAGGCTGACATGGTCGACAAGGTGAAGGCGCCGAAGAAAAAGACGGCGGCCGAGAAGGCCGATGAAGATCCGTTCGCCAACAGCGACCTCGCGCAAGACGAATCGCGCATCGAGTAAAGAATCGTGCGGCGCCTTCCCAAGGGCGCGACGTGTGTTTAGCGGCGCAGTCCCGGCCGCTCTTTTTCAACAGTTCGGCTATGCCGGCGAGGGAATATAAGACATGAAGTTCGCATATGCAGACCCGCCTTACATCGGCTGCGCGCACCTCTACAAAGACCATCCGGATTACGCCGGTGAAGTCGATCACGCAGCGCTGATTGATCGTTTGCAAAGCGAATACGACGGATGGGTTCTGCATGCATCAGCCACACCGACCAGCATGGCGATCCTTGCGCCGTTAGTCGAAAAGACTGGTGCGCGGTGGTGCTCATGGGTGAAAGGCTTTGCAGCGTTCAAGCGAAACGTGTCTGTCGCCTATGCGTGGGAGCCGGTGATTATCAAGCCAGCACGCAAGCCGATCGTGAGTAAGCGGCTCGTCATGCGTGACTGGATTCAGGAAAGCATCACGCTCAAGCGTGGCCTGACTGGCGCGAAGCCCGAAGCCGTATGCCATTGGGCATTTGAACTGGTTGCCGCGCGGCCGAACGACGAACTCGACGACATGTTCCCCGGATCCGGAGCGGTTGCTGAAGCGTGGCGCACGTGGCGCCTCAAGTTCGCGCTTCCGTCTGACGGAATTTGCGATCAAGAAGAACTGGAGTTGACCCCATGACCGCCCCCACCACAAAGATCGCCGGAGAGGCTATGACAGACGAACGCGCAACTTTCAAGGAATTTCGCGCGGCCTTGTGCCGGATGAATGACGCCAATACGCCCGTATCGGTCGCAGACCGCGTGATGATCCTAAGCAACGCCACATTTCTTCTGGACGAATATGCCCGCGCATCTACCACCGCTCCCGCGCAATCGTGCGGTGAGGACGCCGCCAAGCAGTCCGCCGTTCCGCAGGTGGGCGCGCTAAGCAGTACGCTTGAATTTCACCAGGCCGCCGTGCAACTCGTCCGCGACATGCTGGACCTGATGCCGTCCTTTTCGATGCCAGGTGGCATGCTGGCGCGGGTCAATGCGCTTCTGACTGCGCCCGTACCTGTCGCCGAGCAATCCGTCGATCCCCGAGTTGAGAGGGAGGACGCCGCCGAGCAAGCAGACGAGGCGGCGCCGGGCAGCCCTAAAGAAACGATGGAGAACCTTACTCGACAGTTCAGTAAGTTGAGCGACTTGGAGCGAGCCGTCATGTATGACTTTCTGGCCCGCGCAAAGGACAGAAAATGACCACGACAAATCACACTTCGCCATCCAGCGCGCCGACGACCGACGATTTCGGCCAATTCCCAACTCGCGCCGAGGCCAGCGCTCAGCCTCGCTGCGAATATTGCGACGGCACTGGCGACGTTCATGGAATCGATGGCGAGTGGCGTGGAGAATGCACGGCCTGCAAACCAAATGTCGCGAGCCCTTCAGATTATCCCGGACTCGCCGCTGCCAGTGAGAAGCCTATCGGTGAGGGCGCCGCCAATGGGGCGATGGAGAACTGTGACGCCCGCATTCGCAGGTGGCGCGACGCGTTCGACGCGATGCAACGCCGCGCGATGAAGGCAGAAGCTCGAATGGACGATTTGGCGATGCTGGTAAAGAAACTCGTCCGTCACGTCCGCAAATCCTCGCCAGACAACAACATGGCAGCGATGGCAATGGACTACTTGGAACGCGAAGGACTGGCGGGTTCGCCACTTCGTGATGCCGCAAATGGGGTGATGGGGGAGCGGGAAGCGTCAGCATACGAGGCGCTTTTACAAGCTCTTGGCTATCCGTGGCTTCCTTGTCCCATTTGCAAAGGCACGGAAGGTTGCGATCACTCTGTGCCGGAACGCGCCCGCGCCGCACTCACCGCCGAAAAGGTGGCAGCGGAGCCGCTAACGTGGCGCGAGGCCATCAAGTCATACACATCGCCAGATATGACGCTCGCCCCGCAGCCAGTGGAGACACAGGTGGCAGCGGTCGGATATGTAAATTCTGAGTGGGCTAAATATCGCCGGGGCACTACGACAATCTATCCAGAGGCACGCCCGCTAATCGCTACATCGCCGCTCTACGATCACGCGCAGCCAGCACAGACACAGGTGGCGCAAGCGGAGCCAGTGGGCTACATGATGAAGCGCAAGACCGGTACGGATACTGGCTTTTCCTGGCATCACGATGACCCGCTATTCTCCGCAGATTGGGAGCGCATACCGCTCTACACCGCCGCACAGCCAGCACAGACAGAGCGGGCGCTGACGGGAGCGCAGAAAGCAGCAATTTCGTATGCCATCGGTTCGATCAAAGCTGTTCCGGGATGGAATGACGGCATTGTCGAGACGCTTAACGCCCTTCTCGCCGCGCATCCCGAAAGCGGAGGGAAATCGTGATGGCACAAGCCGGAAAGAAAAGCGCCCCATGGACCGGCGCAGAACTGAAGATCCTAAGGGAGATCAAGCAGAGCGGCCGTACGGTCAAGGAAAGCATGCACCTGCTGCCGGGGCGGACCTATATAGCCATCAAGCAGGCTATGTGCCGCGTGCCGGGCGACAAGAAAGCGCGTGGTCGCACCGGATGGGTAATGCCGTCGATGGTCCGCGTCCTGACTGATACGCCGAATCTCACCAATGCGCAGTTGGCGAAAGCCATCGGATGCACGCGTAACGCGCTCGACAGCGTCATCAGGGCCGAACTAGGCAATCGCATCTACATCGCCGACTGGACGCGCGCCGGGACGCTCTGGGCGGCTCAATACGCCCTCGGCAACCGGCCGAACGCTCCCAAGCCGCCGCCGAGAACCACCGAGGAAAGCTATCGGGCGCAGAAGATCGCACGCGACGCCATCAAGCGGGCTCGCAATCCGTTCGCGGTGGTTATGCGGCAGGTCGTGGTTGAGGAGGCGCGGGCATGATCAAGGCAGCGCAACGAATCATCGCAAAAACGAAAGACGCATGGGGTGTCAAATGAAAACGGTATTCCTTCTGATGGCGCAGTTCGATAGCCGCCTGCAGCTCTCGCTAGACGACGTGTGCGAGGCGATCGGCTATGCGAAGCAGACCGCCTACAACGAAATCAGCGCCGGGTCGTTTCCGATCATGATGCAGAAGCGCGCGGGAAAATGGGTAGCAGACATCCGGGACGTGGCCGACTACCTCGACACGGCCAGAGCCGCGGCCAGGGTGCAATACGACAGGCAGAAACAACGAATGGCGCTGACGTGATTCAGGCGTCGCCGTTGGATACCGCCAGAAACAGCCCCCGATGCAGGTCCCGCGCGCGGACCTGCGTGTATCGCCTCAGCATCTTCCAGTCGCGGTGGCCGCTGACCAGCGCCACCTGCTCTATCCGATAGCCCTGTTCGAACAGGCGCGAAATCCCCTCATGCCGCAGATCGTGGAAATGGAGATCGATGATCTTCAGGTCGGTGCACGCGCGCGGGAAGATGGTGGAAAAGCTCTTTTCGTTGTACGGGAAAATCCGGCCATCCGGGCTTTTCGGTTGCCGCATCACAATGTCGAACGCGTCGCCCAGCAGCGGCACAGTCTGATTGTTCCCGATCTTTTCCTGCGGGTGCTTGCGGTCGCGGATCAGGATTGTGCGCTCGGCCTCGTTGAGATCGTCGCGCCGCAGCGATGTGATCTCGCCCGCGCGCATCGTCGTCGCGATGGCAAACCGAATGATTTCCGACATGGGGATGCGCTGCCGGGGCTTGCCGTCGAAGTGGGCGCAGAGCGCGCTGATTTCCGCATCAGTCGGCCTGCGGTCGCGCTCCAGCGACTTAGATACTAGCGTCATGAACTTGAGTGAGGGTCGCGCGTCTTCTACCGGCGTTGCCTTGAACGGTATCTTGAACATGGTCCGCGCAATGCGAAGGATCTGCGCGAGATAGGTCATTTCAATGCCAATCGTGACGCCGCCAGCGCCCGCCTCGTTGCGCTTCTTCGCATACTCGACGAGGGCCGAGCTGGTGATTTCGGCCAGGCTCATTCCCGTCAGACCGCGGCGCAGCATGTCGAGCGCGCCCGCCTTCGACCTGCCGAACGGCTTCTTTTCTCCGATCTCGCGCTCATAGCGCTTGATCAGATCGTCGATGGTAATATCCGCCAGCCGTCGCTCGTCGTTGAATGCGCCGGCCCGCATGTCTTCCTCGATCCGCGCGGCCCATGCTTTGGCGTGCGACTGCTTGTCGAATGTCTGCGTGATTGGCGCATGCCCCTTGCGGCGGATCTGAGCCCGCCATTTGTCCCCGATCTTCAATATCGATGCCACGGTCGCCCCTTTCGTTGTAGCAAAATTGTAGCAACAAAAGGTGAAAAGCAAGGAAACGGAGGTCAGAGTTGGTAGAATCACCTGTAGCACAACATTCCGCAAACCGTTGATTTATATGGCTCAACCCAATGTTTACAAGGGTCGTCGGGTATGTATAGCCCCGATGATGGACTGGTGCCAAGTAAGTTGATGGATGCGCAGCCAGCAAGGCTTTGCGGAATGTTGCTACGGATGCTGTAGCAACCCTGTAGCAACGCGCGCCAGAAATAGCAAAGCCGCCCGAAGGCGGCTTTTTCATGTCCTTTCGCCCGGCTCCCGCGCCTCGTCTCCCGTAAAGCCGCGGCTGATCATCCTGTAATTCAGCGCCGTTGGCTGAGACGCGCCCGTCCGTTCGCAGAATCGCCATGTCGCGACGATCGCGAAATACTCAGCCTCGTGCCGTCTCAGGCCGCCGTCAATCTCCATGATGGCGGCCCGCTCAAGCAGGTATTCGGTTGCGTTGTCATTGTCCATCGGGCCATTCTAGCCCGACCGGCGCCGCTCAGCTTCCCTGGTAGATCTCACCCTGCGCGCCCGGCGACGGCGCATATTCCTGCTCGCCGACCGGCGGCGCTGTGGTCGAAGTGTGCAGCGGCGTTGCAGCGCTCGACGCGCTACTTGGCGAGACGTGCGGCGTCGGCGCGGCGGCCGGACTCCACGGCGTGTTATTGCCGACCGCAAGCGCCTGCGTCGACGTGCGCACACTCTCAGCCAGCGCGGCCGAGTTCTTCTCGCTGCCCATCGATCCGCCAAACAGGAAGTTGATCACGGTCTGCGCATTGGCCGCGACGTATCCGACGATCGAGCCGACGAGCCCAGAGATTGCCGCGACGACCGACACGTCTTTGATCGTGATGCCGCCCGCGAGCAGGCTCCACGATCCGGCGAGCACCGCGGCCATGATGATTGCGAACGTGATCAGCACCAGCGCGGCGATCCACCAGAGAGCGCCATTCGCGGCCAGCTTCGAGCGCGCATCCTGCCGGTCGCTGACCTCTGCCTGAAACTGCGCTGTCTGCGCGTCCATCGTGATTTTCAGCATCGTCTCCTGATGCGTAAGCTCGAACTGCCTCGCCTGCGCGAGCGCCTGCGCGTTGCCGGTTAGCGTCGCGAGAATGTCCTCGGGCTGCGCCGATGGTGCGCCGATGGTCGACGCGAGCGCGGCGCCGAGCGCCATGCCGCCGGGAATAGGCAGCGCCGCCCCGAGAAGCGGCAGGCCGAGCTTGGCGATCTCGACGCCGAGTGTTTTCAGGTCCATGTCAGTTCGCTCCCTTGAGCATGTTGGATGCGATTCGGTTCGTCCAGCCACGGCCAAACGTCGGCCACGTCTTGAGCGATGCCAGATACCTGAGCCGGAGTGCGAGGAACTTCAGGCAGAATGCATGCGGGTCCGCTGCCTTGATCGCCGCAATGGTCAGCGGGCCAATATGCCCGTCTACTGGCGCGCCGCTCGCCTGCTGTGCCCATGTGGCCGTATGCCCCCCGTTGAAATTGCAGTCCAGTAGCTGGAAGGCAATGCGCGGGTCGTACTCATCGCAATGCAGCGGGTCCCAATAGACCGTCTTGGCGATCGACTTGGCCGCCTCTTGAGGCAGGCTCTGCATCGGCCCGCTGTACCCATGGGCGCGCGCGACGCGCTCTGTCACGCCCCAACAGGTAGCGCCACCTGGGTCCTTCGGGTTGTCGACATAACGCCCCTCGTTCCCGATCAGCGCCTCAAACGCATCATCAAAGCTTGTCACGTTCCCTCCGGATGACCTTGTCGCGCAAGAGCACGTATGACTGCAGGCCGATATAGACGATGGTCGCCGCGGCGACATACCAGTTGATGTCGTGGTTCGTGAGCCAGAACCAGTAGTTGGCGCTAAGGGGCGGCGCAGCCTTTACCGCGCTTGCTGCAAGGTCGTTCATGGTGGAATTCCCCGTTTCGTGGTTGTTCTATACTTCGGGCGCGCGGCATGAAAAAAGCCGCCCTGAAGGCGGCCACACTGCCGGAATGAGAAAAAGGAGAACCGTCTTGCAGCTATACGTCACGGCCCTTGCGCCTATGGTTTGCGTCTGTATCTACTTTGGCCTCGCGCGACTAGTTTCTGCGCTGCGGCGGTGGCACAACAACCATCGGATTAAGAAGCCCATTGGGCTGCGCATTAAGCGGTTGTTTCGCCGTATCTGATAGCAGGCCACCGAGCGCCTTGCTCACAAACAGGCGGTTCTGTGCGTTCTCAAGCAGACCGCCGACATACGGCAGTTTCGTCAGCCCCGAGGCAGTATTGGACGTGTTGACCGGGGCCGATGATGGGAAGGCATTCATGTACGAGCCGACTCGCCCGATTGCATTCAGCTGAGCAAGCTCATCCGGCGTATAAAACGCGCCGAGCTTCGTCGGCCCGAAAGCCTGCATCTGCTGGGCATAGCCCGCCGGCTTGAACGGCGCATCGCCGGCCACGTTATTCCCGAATCCCTTCAGCGCGAGCTGCGCGCCGATCTGATTGCGCGCTTCAGCGAACGCCCCAGGATCTTGAGACTTCAGCAGGTTCGCCAGCGCGCTCACCTGATCCGTCTTGCCACCGATGATGAATTTGCGGACGAAGTCGTCCGGATTGATAGAGTCGCTAGCTGAGGCTTCGAGCGCCGGAATCTGATCGTGAAGGGCGAAGCGTTGCGCAGCCAGCGCCCGGGCCGGCGCATAGACGCCGCCCTGATCGTCGGCCGACAGAATGGCGTTCTTGACGCTGTTGCGAAGCGTGCCGAGCGCGGCGTTCGTCGCCGGGTCGTTGCTCTGGTTTGCATTGATGACCTTCAGCAGGTTCTCGGCGTTCTCAATCGAGAAGGTTTTTTGCTGCGTGCCGCCCATCAGTCCAAGCTGATTGAAGTTGTTGCGCACGCCGCTCGGGACCTTGTCGCCGAAGTCGTTCAGCACCTGCGCATAGTCCTGCGCTAGGCCGCTCAGCGGGACGTCCAGATTCTTCCCGCTCGACGTGCGCGCCGCGGTATAGGCGTCGGTAACCTGCTGCCTCATCCCATTGTCTATGGACTTCAGCGAGCCCTTCAGCGCAGAGCCCGCCTGGAAGGTATCGGCGGGGTTACCAGCGAGCCCGTAGAGCGCCTGTTGCAGTTGCGTGTTCTGCTGGTTGAACCGGTTTGCCAGTGGCTCGCCGACGCGGCTCAAACCGCGCATGTTGAGTTCCTGCGCGAATTGCGTCGGATCGCGGGTGATCTGACCGAGCGTCGGTTGCATGCCAAGGGCGGTGAAGTCTTGCGCGCGCATCGCAGCGGCCGGATCAACGTTCGGAGACTGCTGGATTGCCTGAGCTACTTGCTGCTTGATTGGCGACAGGACTCCAATCGGATTGTTCGGGTCAGCAGGCCCGACCAACGGCGCATCCGGCGCGAACGACTGACTTGCTTGCGGGCCGAGTTCCCTGATTGCCTGATCTACGCCGGCATCCGCACGCGACGCGGCCGCCTGAGGCGAGATTGGCGGCGCCGTCGTGAATTTAGGCCCAAAGGCGCGCACACCAGACGTTGCCAGCGAGCCCGCACCAACACCGGCCGCACCGCCGAGAAGTCCGCCTGCAATCTGCCATCCGGGGCCAAGGCCGATCTCCCTCGCCCCGCCTGATCCTGCGCCCGCGCCGGCGGCCCCGAGCATCTGCATGCCCGGCGCCACTTGCAAAGACCGACCGACTGACTGCGCAACCGGCGATGCCATCGAACCGACTACTTTGCCGAGCCCGACAGATGGCACGACGCTCGCCATCCCGCTTGCGGCGTCCTGAACCATCCTCTCGGTTGCGTTTTGCGGTTGCGGGACGCCGACAGCATTCATCCCGCTCTGGATAACGGCAGACGGCATCTGCAAGTCTTGAATATGGGTGCCAGCAAGGGCATTGACGCCATGAATGCCGAGGTTGGTCACCGTGTTGAGGCCATCCCCCACCATCGCGGGCAGTGCTGTAATTCCTGTTACGCCCGCGCGCGCCGTCAGGCCCAACTGACGACCGAACTGGCTAAGCAGAGACGGGGACGATGCCTGCACCGGCGCAGTGGCCACCGGGCGCCCTGACGCGTCCGCGATGAACTGGTCAGCCATCGAAGACTGCGCCGTAACTGTGCCTTGTGCGCCAACATCCGCGAGAAACTGATCTGCGAGGCCGGCCATTAGAACGCCCCCATTTGCTGGAGAGTGCGGATCTTGTTCACGATGGTTGGGTCTTGCTGCATCAGCTTCTTCGCGAACGCCTGCCTCGCCGTCGGGTCCTTAATATTCGCGTACTGGAATATGCGCTGATCGGCGTTCTGATCGAACTTCATTTCGGCGTTGTTGTATGCGACCGGGTCACGAGTATTCGCCAAGGGCGCGAGAAGTCGAGTTTTTGCCTGCACCATCGCATTCCCGCCCATCAGACTGTCCGCCGCCTCATTGATTGCCTGTGGCGTCATGTGCGCGTTGGGATAGGCTGACTGAAGGATGGAGCGGGCTGCGTCGGTGCCAAGACCGCCAGTGCCCAAGCGGGCGACAATCTGATTCGAATATTTGTCCAGCAGATTGTTCGCTGTTACAGCGTCCGTCGCTCTCTCGCTACCAGCAAGTGAAAGCAGGCCATTCACATAGTTGATGCGGTCGGATTGCTGGCCAGTCGCCGCCTGACTCGCAAGCCCCTTGATGCTTTGCAGATACGAGTTCGTCGTCTGAGCCTGGGTATTCTGGCCGCTAAGGTCCGTCCACTTCTTCGACAACTCGTTTTGCAAGTTCGTCGCAGCGGCCTGAGCGCCAGCCGGAGCCCCCATCGGAGGCGCAGCATAGATAGGGGCGCGCCCAGCAGGCGCGGCGGGAGCCCCGGCGCTTACCGGTGCCCCACCAGGAACCGGGCCGCCCGGCAGCGGAACGGGCGAGCCGCCCTGCGCCTGCGGACCGCCGAGACCCGCCATCGTCGGGATCGGCGGCGGCTGATTGCCGAATGCGCCCCCGGTCGCGGCAGAAGTCCGATTCGTGACTGGCAGAGGATTGCCCTGCGCATCGACACCCGAAAATGGCAAGACGCTACCCTCACCGCCCGCCTTCGCCGCAGCAGATGCAGCGATAGCATCGTTCGCACCGGCCACCGGCACGATCTGCCAGCCGTTTGGCCCCTGCACTGCCGTATAGCCCTCGGGCACTTGCGGCAGTTGCTGCATAGACCCAGTCGCGGGGTTGTACGCGAAGCCACCACCGCGAAACGCCTGCAGCGGCATGTTGTTCAGCTTGGCGACCTGCTGCTGAATCATTTGCTTGCCGAGCGTGCTGCTGGGATCGATGCCGGACGCGCGCAGCAGCTTCTGGAAATCGGTCGGCGAGTATTGGGCAAGCATGCTGTCGACGAGCTTGTCCGGCGATAGCGCGAGCGCGAGCCCGGCCTGTTGAGTCGGGATGCTGCCGAACAGCCCGCCGGATTGTGGTGCAGCAGCGGGCGCGGCCTGAGGTTGCGGTGCCGCGGGCACATCGGCTTGCGGTGCCTGAGGCGCGGCCCCCATGTTCGGAACAGGCGCCGACGATACGCCCGGGCCAGAGCCATCCGAGCCCGGCGGCAGACCGCCCGCATCGAGAACCGGAATGCCGGTGCCACCTGTCTGCGGCGCGCTCGCCTGCGCTGGTGCTCCCTGCTGCCCCGAGAACGCGCCCTGCAGAATGCTGTTCAGCAGACCGCTTTTATTCGCCTGATACTGCAGGTTCTGCAACTGCAGCGCCTTCGACATGCGATCGTACTGGTGATCGATCGCACCCTGGTAGCCGCCGACCGCCCCCTGAAGCCCCTGCGCGAGCACACTGCCGAGACCCACCGGCATCCGGCTCGGGCCGCTGGCCGCCATCATGTTCGTGCCGGCAGACAGCAGGCCCAGCGTCGTCGGGTCATTCATCAAACCGTCTAGAAGTCCCATGTGTGCGCCTTAACCGTAGTTGGACGGGTTGTCGAAGCCGGAATAGGCCGACTGGTAAGACGGGTTGAAGCCCGATGAGCTCGGCGAGCCAGCCGCATTTTTGTAGGCGTTGTAAAGCCCGAGACCCGCCGTCGCGCCCCCGACTGCATTACCAACCGGATTCGTGAAATACGGTGTGGTCTGCGAAACGGAGCCACCCAGCCCGGTGAATGGTGAAAGCATGTTCGTGACCTGCTGCTGTTGCCAAAACGGATAGGCGTTCTGTGTCGAGCCGTAGTTATAGATCTGGCCGGTCAAGCTGCCGATCTGGCTCATTGCACCGAGCGCGTTCGAACTGTTGAGCGCGTTCGTCGAGAGGTTCGATTGCTGATTGGACTGCGCCGCCTGCTGCGTCAATTGCGCATTCGTGAGCCCGGCTTGTTGCTGGAAGCCGGCATTCGTCGCGTTCGCCTGCTGCTGGTTTTGCAGGTTGGCGAGATTCATACCCTGCTGCAGGCTGGCATTCTGCGACGCCACGCCATACTGTTGATTCGACAGGTTGTTGAGCGCAGACAGAGCATTCGACTGACCCTGCATGTAGGTGTTGGCCTGAGCATTCGCGGCGGCATCCTGATTGTTCATGCCCATCTGCGCGCCTGCCTGCGCGAGCGCGGTGCCGTACTGACCGATGGCGTTGCCTTGCGCGATGCCCTGCCGCGAGCCGCCATAACCACCGGCGGCCACCGCCCCCGAATTGATCCCCGGCAACACGTTCTGCGTCAGGTTGCGCGTCGCGTTGGTCATCGAGTTGTTGTAGGCGTCGTTCGCCTGATCGATACCCTGCTGAATCTGACCCCTCAGATACGGGTTGTTGCCGGACGCGCCGCTCAGCATGTTCTGATACGTCGGAGCCAGGTTGATACCGTTCTGGTTCGGCGCATTGATTTGCGCGGCGTTGCCCTGTGCCGCATTCATTCCGGCCGCCTGCATCGATGCCGCGTTCATCGTCGGCGTCTGCTGGCTCCAGCCGAGCATGCCGTTCGCGGTGTTCAGCGAGTGGCCGAGAAGGCCAAGGGGTGCGCCAGAGCCGAGATATGAATTCGCGTCGTTGCCGAACTGCGCGAGGCCCGCGTTCTGCGGGGTCCACTGCATGTTGTAAGTGCTATTTGCGAGGCCCGGATGCTGAGCCCCGGTGCTGTCCGTGAACCCGTACAGCATTCCGTGCATGGCCGGGTCGAGGCTCATCGTCTGCGTGCTCGTCGTCGAGCCTCCTCCGTCGCCCCCCGAGAGGCTCCCAGCCGCCCCGATCACCGCTGCACCCGCGCCTATCCAAGCTGCTGGCATATCAAGCCCCTTTTTGAATCAATACTTCGTCGATATTCTCTCGATCAGTTTCCGAGGTCCCATGCACGCAAAACCAGATAATGTCCGTGAGCGCAGTAATTTTGTGTTCAATTCCGGCTGGGATAGTGATTACGTCTCCAGTCTCGTATTCGCGCACTTGCCCGCCAATCTCTGAGCGCACACGGCCTTGGCACAAAATGCTGTAATGCTCGTAGTTATGCCGATGCGAACCGATTACGTGGCCTTCCTTGGCTTGCATCCGGCGCATATACACAGGGTTTCCCTCTGTCGGGAAAAAGTGCATCACGCCCAATATGGAATCCAGATCAATAGCAGTCACCGCTTGTACCTCCGTTCGTAATCGTGAACTCTCAGACAGACGCACATCACGATATAGTCTTGGTCGCTCGTATTGATCACAGAATGATTCTCGGTATTCACGAACCGGTGCACATCACCCGGTCGGTCTTCAATCCGTTCGCCCTCGTACACGAAAGCGGCGCCAGGTGCTGACTGGATGCAGATATTGAACTTGTCGTAATACTCGACGTGCCAGCCGAAGTCTTTATGCGGGTAGATTTGGTGGCCTGGCTTTACGCGCCAGATAAAGATTCCACCGATCCGCTCAGCTTCTACTCGGCGTGCCAAGTCGAACACGAGCGGCCGTAGTGCGGGCAAAGCATATGCAGCCGGATACCATACGGGATCGTGTTCATTATTGAACGTCGACCAATCGCCAGACTTCAACCATTCTGTCTTGTCGTTATATCGGACCCAAATGTCGTCGCTGTCATGGTGAGGCCCATTCGGCCCGAGCCGTTCCATATCGACATTCCACAACTCAGGGTGTTGATGCAGCTGCAGAGCTAACGGCGTGACGTCGACGCCTTGCGCAATTTTGATGAAATTCTTCACGTTGAAAGTCCTTATGCGATCTTGGTCCAGCTACCGGACCGATATTGATAGAGCGCAGCCGCAGTCGACGGCGCGGTAACGTTCGCTGCGAAATAAACGGTGTCACCCTCACGCGGTTTTTTTGGCAGCACGGCCTGCTGCTCATAGCGAACAGCGGGCGACTGGCCGGCGAGCGCGAGCGCGATCTTCTGGAACTCGGATTGCAGATAGTTCGGGATCTGCTTCGGATCGGACGGCGGCTGAGCGGGGATATAGGCCATCAGTAGAGCCCCATCATTTGCGCGTTGACGGTGAACTGCTTCACGCGCCACGTGCAGATAGCAGTGGTTTCGAACTTCACGCCCACATAGCGCGCGCACGGCGCGGATATGGTGTCGACCTTCAGCGATGTGCCAACCGTGAACGGGAATGGCCCGGTCCAGGTGATCGGCGCCTCGGCATCCGTCTGGCCGCCGACATAGACGTTCACCACGGTCCCGGCCGGCGCGTCGATGATCGGCCGCACTTCCGTGATCAGCTTCAGACGCTCGGGCGCGTCAAACGTGATCCCGGTCTTTTCACAGTTGGCCGTCATCGCGGCCGCGCCGAACGTTTCGCCGACGTCGGCCAGATAGATCAGGTTGTCATTGGCCGATGCCAGCACGAGGCGCGGTGTTGCCTGGGTGTATTCGTTTTGCCCCCATGCCTTCGTTTCGAGATTCCATGGCGTGGTTTGAACCTGCCACGAGTTGCCCTGCGCGTAGACGATCACGCCTGAATTCGCGTGTGAGACGTTCGGCAGATCGCGCGTGCCCCACGTGTTGGATTTCCAGTTCCAGACCATCGCCATGTTCGGCCACGTCGCGCCGATCTTCGGCACGCAGAACCAGATTTCGTTGCGGCGCAGGTTGGCGACCGCGAACGAGTTGCCGTAGTTGGTCGAGTCGATCGAGTTGAACAGGTACTTGCGAATGCGCGCGTCGGCGATCGACGTCACATTGCCCGCGATGTCCACCACGACGATGTCGCCCTGCGTAAGCACCGCGTGGCCGCCGGGGAACTCGACTGCGCAGTTCTGCGCGAGCGCGCCGGCCTGCTTCGAGAGAGGTGCGAAGTTGAAAATGTACGGCTGACCCGAGTACTGCGCGAGCCACGTCGAGCCCTCTTTGTAGACGACGAAGTTCTGACCCAGCGACAGGCCGTCGACGATCACATCAGGCGTGTCAGCGAGATCGACCTGACCGGCGTCATGCGTCGCATCGGTAACGTCCCACGTGGCCGGCAGCGTGCCCGGATCGGCTTCGGTCGACCACTTGACCATGGTCGGAAAGTTGGACGGACCATTCGAGACGTTCAGCGCCATCAGGAAGTTGCGGAACGGGCGCAGCACCTTGCACGTGTAGCCAGCCGGCCACCCGGTGAGGTTCGCCATCTTCACCGCCGGATCGCCGCCCCAGAACTGCGGCACGTCCACGCCGTTATTCAGGAACAGGACGCCAGTCAGGACGCCGCCATTCCATTTGTTGGCTGCCGTGCCGGTATAGAGCACATCGGCGCCCGAAGTCTGCCGCGTGATGTCCGTGTGCGTCGTGTTCTGGACCGCGTAGACCTTCTGGAGGCCGCAGTAGACCCAATAGCGGCCCGCCACACCGTTCGTCGGGAACACGGCATAGGGCGGGACCTGCGGCGCACCGTAGATCGCTGCATGTCCCTGCATCTTCTCCGCATAGCCATCGCGGAAACGCAGATTGCGGCCGGCGGTCCATTCGCTCGGCTGCGTGTCGGGCGCGAATACATCGCGGTTCAGGCCCGCCGAGCCCATTTCCTTGAAAGGCGCGAGCGGCATCAGCGTTCCTCGACCGGCGAGTAAGCGCGCGTCTTTTCGGACTGGAACGCGCCTTCGCAATGGTTGGGCGTGAAAAAGAAAAGGCCGTCAACGACGGCCCTTAGCACTTTCCACGGTTGTCTCTGTCGCAATCGCCAGCAGCGCGCCGAGAATGTCTCATCGGCCCAGGCATCGCGCGAGAACGGCGTGCTGCACACGTTCATCAACTGGTCGAGCGCGATCAGCAGCTGGAAGATCCATTGCTTCATCTGGGCCTCAGGCGGTGATGGTCGACGCGGCGATGAACAGGCTGTCGATCTGGGCATCGGTGAGGCCAAGCGCTGCCCCGAGCGTTGCGACAGTCGCGCTGGTGCGGTCGAAGGTCTGCGCGTTGTCCCAGAAAATTGGCACGAGCGGATTCGTCGAGGCGTTTGCAGCGTCTTGCGCTTGCGTGAGCAGTCCCGCATTCGAGAGCGCGGCGAGAGCTTGGGCGCGGCTGACAGACGCCGGAACTACGGGCGGTAGCGGCGGCGGCTTCGTGAATACCGAGCCGTCCCACAGATCGCCAATGTCAGCGCCGGTCGCGTCAACAAGGCCCGGAAAAACGCCGAGATTATCGGCTTCGATGATGTTGGCGACCACGCCGTTTTCAATGATTGCTGCGCGCATGTCGTCTCCTTACCACCAGTAGACGCGGACTTCGCCGCGGCCACCAGAGCCACCGGTTCCTCCGACAGTTGTTCCTTGCCCTGCGCCGCCCCCGCCACATCCGGGAATGCCGCCCGCTCCGCCGTTTCCGCCTGCGGTAGTGTTGCCATACCCTCCACCCCCGCCGCCTTGGGCTCCCACGCCCAAAGCGTTCGCGTTTGCACCATTTGCCCCCGGATTACCGGCCGCTGCGGCTGTTCCGCCTGAAGCGCCTCCGCCAGATGTATAGGCGCCATTTACACCACCGGCCATTCCTGCGGGCGTCGATGCGTAGCCGCCGCAGCCACCAGCTGCGCCGCCGAATAACGATGACCCCCCAGGGAAGGCGGTACCAGTATTGGCTCCTCCTGCGCCGCCCCATTCGGCATTACCTTGGGCGCCGTTTTGATTAAATCCAGCGCCGGCACCGCCCAATACATTGGTATTCGCCGCATTGGTTGACCCTCCTGCAGCCACATAACACGGCCCACCACCTGCTCCGCCTGATCCGGCAGATGCAATTCCGCCTCCGCCTCCTCCGACGCCATTCCCGTTCGGGCCGCCCGCTCCGCCATAGACGGTGATGAAGCCTCCGAAAGAAGTGTTACCGCCGCTGGTGCCTGGGTTTCCGCCGGGCAGACCACCGGTGCCCCCCGCGCCAACGACTACCGGTATGGGAGAGCCAACCAAAGAGGCATGAATGATTTTTTGCCATCGAGCCCCGCCCCCACCCCCTCCGGCACCTGCGGTTGACGTCGATGTGCCGCCACCGCCGCCACCGCCCGCAATTAAGTCAACGAAATAAACCGACGCTCCCGGCTGCGGATTAAACGGCCCGCTCGACGTGAAAATCTGCGACTTCGCATTGGGCGGGACGATGCCATCAGGAAACCCAAACAGGCCCGGATTCATCAGAAGTCCCCGCCGAAAGCCGTGACATTGATGCCGCTCGACGTCTGTGTGTCGTTGACCGAGGCGCGCAAAGACCAGCCGGCCGGGAGAATGAGCGGCATGCGCTGCGGTTGAAGCGACAAGGACAGGTCTGCGGAGAAGACCTGCACGGTGTTCGAGGTCGTGAGCGCTTCGCTGGCAACGGTCTGGGACGCCGACACTGTATAGGTGCCAGTTCCTCCAGTGCCGGTTCCGAGGGCTGTGATGGTCGTACCGGCCGTCACACCGGTGCCATTCACCGTCTGGCCCACCTGGATCGACCCCGAGGTCATGGCAGAGACGGTGAGTGTTGATCCACTGATCGATCCGGTAAAGCTCGCGCTGCCCAGCGGCGTGACCGTCGACACTGCAATCTCCTGCCACAGAGCGTAGGTCGGAGTGGCGGGCGTGCTGGCGAAACTACCGGCCGTGGTGGCATTCGCGGTAGGCGTCGATCCCATCGTGTAGGTGAACGTGGTGGCGCCGGTCACCGTAATGGCCGTGTTCGTGACGTTGTAGGCGCTTGGTGCGGCGCCTTGGACCGTCACAAGATTGCCGGTGGACAGGCCGTGCGCGACAGCCGTCGTTACGGTTGCGGTCGTGCCAGAAAACGTGATGCTGCTGATTGCCGGCCCCACTGCTCCCGGGACCAGAAAAAGGCGAAGCATGGACGCGAGCGTGGCACCAATCCCTGCCATGTTGATGCGGTCGATCCGCGAGCCATTCACGCCGGCAGTAAAGACGGGAACCACGTTTGTCGGCGCAGTGCGCGACGTATCGCCAGTCGTAACAGTGCCGGTCCCGACCTTGGGGGCTGTCGCATATTGTGCTTGGGTGGTCATTTAGACGACTCCTTGAGCCATGAGAAGGAAATCCGGATTCGCGGGAGGTGCCCATGCGACGTTTCCCGCGTTATTAGTCAGGACCTGGCCATTAAGACCCGATGTGTTCACAGCCCACGATGCTGCAGATCCATTGGTCACCAGCGCGCCTCCTGCGTTGCCGCCCTGCGCAGGCAACGCAGCCTGGAACGCTTTCTGGTTCACATAGGCGGTCGACGCGGCGTTCGTCGAGTTGTCGCTGACTGGCTGCGTGACCACGCGAAACGTCGCGCCGGTGGTTGATGCGCCCTGCACGGCGTTGACGTCTGCCTGCGTGACGGTCACGGCGCCGGTGATGCCCGCGAAGGTGTTCTTCAGCGTCGCCTTGATGAGCTGCAAATGCTGCGCGCCGTATGCTTCATTGTCGGTCGGATCTGGATTCGTCGGAACCAGATCGCTGATATAGGTGCCTGTTTCGAGTGGCATGTCTTAACCCCTCCTGTCGGTGCGCATGACTAGCGTCGTGCCCGAGCACCAGTCAATCTTGTTGATCTGGTCGACGGCTTCACGGTAGAGCGTCTGGAACGTCCCTAGCCTGTCGTCGCTTGCCAGCCACGGCTGAGCCGAGACCAGCGCGCCCCAGAGGTAAGCGTTCGGATAGCTCGTGATAAGCCAGTTCGTCGGATTGCTCGCCGACAGCGGCGGAATGCGCTGCCGGTATGTCGTCTCGATCGCATAGGCAGCGTCAGGCGTCGGCGTGAACTGGATGTTTGCGCCAATGACCGTGAAAAGCCGCGGCATCCCGGTTACCTGCGAGCCGTATTCGATGTCGAACTGATCGGGCGAGACATATTCGAGCGGCGCATAGCCGGGAATCGCCATCCGGCGCAGTTCGATCATGTCGGTAGGCAGCGGCACATACGACGCGTTGGGCACCGTATTGATCGTCGTGATGCTGTCCATCATTCGCGCTTCGAGATCGCCGTTCATCTTCATCTCGGCGAGCATGATGAAGTCCGGAATCTGCGCGGTGAGGTCCGAGCGGTGCAGCCAGCTCGCGAGCGACGCCTGAAGGCTCGGGTAGTCGACGATGCTCATACCTTGCCACCCCACACGCGGAACGCTGCCAGCGCGGGATCAGCCAGCATCGCGCGCAAATGCTCTTCGGCCTGCATGAACTCGTCGAAGCCGATGCCCTTCTCGTTGCAGTAGCGCTCGACGATCACCATTGGAAACCGCGCGGCGTGGCGCATTTCACTTGAGCCGTGAATGCCCTCGTTGTGCAGCGCCTTGGCGTGCTCGACGATGGGCGTGCAGTCCTGAATGCGCTCAATGGCCGTCGTGTCCGTCTCGGGCACGTAGTGCAGGCGCGTGCTCAGCATGTCAGCTTTCCTCGCAGGCGCTGATCTGCACCGTGCCGGCCGCCGATACCTGGATCGCTGCGATTGTGGTTGCGCCGGCCACGGCCAGCTTGATCGAGTCGCCCGGCTGCACCATCACGTCGCCCGCGACTGCAGCGATACCGGCCGGGCCCACCTTCACGTAGGCCGCTGCGGTCGAGGCAATGCGAACCCATTTCGCGGGCGTGCCGTTGACGGTCACCGGGAGCGTTGTATTGACCGATGCAGCACCCGTCGTGAGTGTCTTGCCGGTCGCGAAGATCTGCGTATGCATTCGATGCCCCAATAAAAAAGGGGTGCCCCGAAGGACACCCCAAGTACCGCGTGGAGACTCTGTTGGTTACAGAACGTCGCGGATTGCGCCGCCGCTTTTCTCTTGGCCGGCCTCAAGCGTGTACTCGGTGATCAGCATCCGCTTTTCGGAGTCGCCGGTCTTCGACAGCGGTACGGTTTTCATCGGGCGAAGGAAGGACGTCTTCCACCGGGCCATCTCCAGCACGAACACGGTGCGCGCGCGCTGGAAGCGATTCGGGAGCGCCTTGAGCGTGCCGAAGTCCGACACGTAGACGTCGATCGCGGCCGTCAGCTGCTTGTCCTCGCCCTTGTCAAAGCGGGTCGACGAGCCGGTGAAGGTCGAGAATGTCTGCTTCTGCGTGCCGCCCAGCATGATCGTGCCGGGATTGCCACCCTGCGCCCACGAGAGCTGGATGATGTTCTTCAGCATCGCCTCGGTGAACGCGCGCGCGGTGCCATCGGTGGCGGCCGTGTTCGTGCCGTAGTTCGGAGCCGCACCGCCCGCCCCCAGGTCGTTGTTCGTCGCCACCCAGCCTTCGAGGCCGCGCAACTGGCGAGCCACGCTGGACGACCCGGTCACGGTCGTGGCGTTCTGCGTGAGCGCCGTTTCCATGTCCCGCTTGAGCTCCAGACCCTTGAGGCTGATCTGGTAGGCGAGCTCGTCCTTGCGGCCTGCCGGGTCCATGCCGTCGCTCTGCGTGCCCGATACGATCACGGTTTTGCGCGAGATCTGCGTGCGGTTGTTGATGCGCACAGACGGCGTTGCGGGATCTGCCGTTGCATCGTCACCTTCGACCTGTGCGTTGTTGGCTGCGGCCGCGAGATCCTGCGTTTGCCATTCGTGCAAGGTCGACTTCGCCTTGTTCTTGCCGATACCGTTCATGAACGGCGTGTCGGTCGGCGCAATGCGATAGATGACGTCGGTCAGATCTTCGCGGTTGCCAACGGCCTGGTACGTCTGGAGGGTATTAGTCGGGGCTGTCATTTGCGTTTAATCCAAGAAATTGAGGATGGCTGCGGCGCCGGATTCCACGGTTCCGTTCTGGGCGTGGTTTCGCATGGCCTGCGTGCGGCCGTCGCCCGGTCGGACGCCATTACCTGGCTTCTCGACACGCGGCGGCAGCTTCTCCACACGCTGGTTCACTTGCGCCTGCTGGGTTTTCATCTGGTCGTACAGCATCGCCTTGTGAGAAAGCACCACCAGACGGTGGTCATAGAGCCGGCTCATTTCGTCGGCAGTGAAGCCTGATTTCTCCAGGTATCCACTGACCGCGTCTGCGCCTGCCTTCTCTTTGGCCGGGTCCTTCCATTCAGGAATCGCATCGAGCAACTTCGATCGCTCATCGACAGCACGCACCTTCAGTTGCTGCGCCTGCTCCAATTGCTCGCGTCGCGTGAGTTCGGCTTGCGCCGCCTGCGCTTGCTGCAATTCGGCTACACGCGCCTGATAGGCGTAGTTCTGCCGCATGTACTCCTGGGGGTCACTGTTGATCAGCTGCGGGTCGGGTGCGCCAACCTGCAACAGGTGCTGCAACTGCGGGATAAAAACGTCGAGCGCCTGCTTGAGTTGCTGGCGCTCCTGTCGCGCGGCGGCCAGTTCCGGCTCTGCCTGCTTGCGCAGATTCGCGGCTTCTTCGAACT